CGTTCACGCCGCTGCAACCCACCGGCCGGGACATTCCGCCGGCAATGATCTATCTCCCCCCGGGCTCCTGGGTGGGGTCACGCGCGTTGGAGGCCGACCGTGGGCGACATTCGGACCGCTATCGATGCTTCCATTACGGCCGCCACCCATCTGACGGACATGGACAAGGGCATGGTTGCCGCGCTCCGGATGCTGGCCGACCGCGTCGATGTCCTCGCCGAGTGCGACTGGGTTGTCGACGGCAAGTTGGACAACGTGTCGGTGCCGACGTTCCTCCGCTACTGCGAGCACCTCGGTCTGTCGCCTGCTGGCCGGAAGTCGTTGGAGGCGAAGAAGGAGGCGGCGGGTGGGAAGCTCGCGCAGCTCCGCGCCGTCAACAAGTCCGCGTAAGCGCCTCGGTTCCGAGACCCCCCGCGTCTTCACCCCTCCGCTCCGGGAGCTAACCCCGGCTACCTCGCTTGGCTTCTCCGTCATCGAGTTCGCCGAGCAGGTCATCGAGCTCGAGCTGTTCCCGTGGCAGAAGTGGCTACTGATCCACGCCCTCGAACAGCTCGAGGACGGCTCGTTCCGGTTCAAGAACATCGTCGTCCTGGTCGCGAGACAGAACGGGAAGTCGACGCTGTCGATCATCCTTTCGCTGTACTTCATGTACGTGCTCGGCACGGGTCTGGTGATCGGCACGGCGCAGGATCTCGATGTTGCCGAGGAAATCTGGCAGGGCGCTGTCGACATCGTCGAGGACACCCCCGAGTTGAACGACCTGAAAGACCGGGTCGTCAAGGTCAACGGCAAGAAGTCCCTCGAGCTGAAATCCGGGGAACGGTACAAGGTCAAGGCGGCGAACCGTCGCGCCGGCCGTGGGCTGTCCGGTGACCTGATCCTCCTCGACGAGTTGCGTGAGCATCAGTCGTGGGATGCGTGGGGTGCGATTACCAAGACGACGATGGCCCGCCCGAACGCTCAGGTGTGGGCGTTGTCGAACGCGGGGGACGCGACGTCGATCGTGCTCCGCTATCTGCGGAAGATGGCGCACGCCGCTGTCGGGGACCCGGACAAGATCAATGAGGACGTCGCGGATGCGGCCGATACGGACATCCCGGACGAGGTCGATGTTGACGCCGACGAGGACACCCTCGGCATCTTCGAGTGGTCGGCTCCTCCTGGCTGCGACGTGTGGGACCGGGATGGGTGGGCGCAGGCCAACCCATCGCTCGGGTACACGATCACGGAACGCACCATCGCGTCGGCCGCGAAGACGGACCCGGACTGGGTGTTCCGCACCGAGGTCCTCTGCCAGTGGTCCGACGGCATCATCGAGGGGCCGTTCCCTCCCGGTGCATGGGAAGCCTGCCTAGACAACGACTCGAAGCGCCGTAAGAAGTCCGAGATCGCCGTCGGCGTCGATGTCTCCTGGGATCGCTCCACTGCCTACGTCGCGTGGGCGGGCTGGCGCAAGGACGGCCTCATCCACGTGTCAGTGCAGGCGAAACGCGCCGGCACCGACTGGGTGGTCCCGTACATCGCCGAACGGGTCGAGGACCTGGGCATCACGGCGGTGTCATTCCAAGCCAACGGGGCCCCCGTCTCGAGCCTCGTGGACGAGGCGAAAACGGCCCTGCCTTACGTGCCATGGGCCGGTGCGGACCTGGGCCGATGGACGGGCTTGTTCTACGACAAGGTCCGGTCCGGTCAAATCCGCCACACCACTCAGCCGGCGCTAGACATCGCTGCGGCGACCGCGTCAACGCGGCCCGCGGGCGATTCGTGGCTGTGGGACCGCAAGAACTCACCGACAGACATCGCGCCGCTGATCGCTGTTACCGCCGCCGTGGGGGCTCTCCTCGCCCAGGAGGAGCAATTCACGAGCGCTTACACGGATTCGGACCTACTGGTCCTTTAGGGCTGGAGGTCGGATGGGTCTCCGCGACGTAATTCGTTCCCTCTGGACCCCGTTGCCGGAGACCACGTCCATCAGTTTCGGTCGCTACGACACCTCATCTGTTCTGGGGCTGTCGGTGGAGACCTTGTGGCGGTCGCAACCGTACCTGCGGACCGTGGTGTCGTTCCTCGCCAGGAACATCGCACAGCTCGGGTTGCAGACGTTCGAGCGCGTTTCGGAGACGGACCGCCGCCGGGTGAGGGACAACGCGGTCGCGTCGGCTCTTCAGCGGCCGAACCCGGACATGACCAGCTACGAGCTGATCTACGGGCTCATCGCTGATCTGGCGCTGTACGACGAGGCGTTCTGGATGGTGCTCCCCGACGAGGAGTCGGTGTCTGGGTGGCGTATCCAGCCGGTGTCTCCGTCATGGGTTGTTCGTCGTGGTGGCGGGTCGGCGTTCGCGCCGGCGTGGTTCGAGGTTCAGCGCCCAGGTGCGACGAAACCCGAGCGGGTGCCGATCGAGAACATGCTGTGGTTCCACGGGTGGAACCCGGGCACACCTGCGGTGGCGACGTCACCGGTGGAGGCGTTGCGGCAGATCCTCGCCGAGCAGATCAGCGCGCAGCAGTTCCGTCAGCAGGTGTGGGCGCGTGGCGGCCGGGTGGGTACGTACATCACTCGCCCCGAGGGGGCGAAGTGGGATCCGAAGACGCGGGAGAAGTTCCAGCGTCAGTGGAACGCGAAGTACGCCGGCAACGACGGCGCGCAGGCCGGTGGTACGCCGATCCTCGAAGATGGGATGACGCTCGGCCGGGTCGGGTTCTCTGCCCACGAGGACGAGTACATCGAGGGCGCGAAGCTGGCCCTCGCCACGGTGGCGTCGGTTTATCACGTGAACCCGACGATGATCGGGCAGCTCGACAACGCGAACTTCAGCAACGTCCGCGAGTTCCGCAAGATGCTGTACGGCGACACGTTGGGTCCGATCACCGCGATGATCGAGGACCGCATCAACACGTTCCTGGTCCCCCTGATCGCCCCGGGCGCGTCGGGTGTGTACGTCGAGTTCAACATCTCGGAGAAGCTCCAAGGCAACTTCGAGGAGCAGACCGCGGCGCTCGCCTCCTCTGTGGGGCGTCCGTGGATGTCCGCGAATGAGGCCCGCGCCCGACTCAACATGCCCGCCCTCGGTGGGGATGCGAGCGAGCTCGTCACCCCGCTGAACGTTCTCGTCGGTGGGCAGGCGTCCCCTCGCGACTCGGGGACGCAGAACCTCAACTCTCGGGTCGCTCCGGTGAAGGACGTCGGCGAACTGCCGATGGTCAAGACCCTCCGCCTCAAAGCGGACGACGCGCCTCTCGCTGATGCGTGGCGTGCGAAGTCAGCCGAGGTGCTGGCCGCGTTCTTCAAGCGGCAGCGCGCGGTGGTCCTCTCCCGTCTCGGCTCGAAGGCCGGACCGGACTGGTGGGACGAGGAGCGGTGGGACAAGGAACTCGCCACCGACCTCTACAAGCTGGCCGTGACCGCATCCCAGGAGATGGGGCAGGCACAGGCGGAAGCCCTCGGGTTCACCGCTGACGCCTACAACGTCGACCAGACCCTCAACTTCCTCGAAGCAGTCGCCCGGTCACGTGCTGGCGCTGTCAACTCCACGACCCGCGACCGCATCCTCAAGGCGCTGGACCAGGGCGACGAACCCGCAACGGTGTTCGACGAAGCGGAGGAGACCAGGTCGCTGTCGGCGGGCGCAGCGCTGGGGGCAGCGCTCGCCGGGTTCGCGCTCGTCGAAGCGACGAAGCAGACGGTCGGAACGACGGCGACCAAGACTTGGCTCGTCACGTCCCGCAATCCGCGTTCCGCGCACGCCTCCATGAACGGCGAAACCGTCGGCATCGAGGACACCTTCTCGAACGGCGCGGACTGGCCCGGAGACCCCGTACTCGGGGCCGAAGGCGTCGCCAACTGCCAATGCAGCGTCGAGATCACTTACTAGCCCCAGGAGGGCCGATGGACAGCAAGCACTTCACGGTGGCGATCAAGGCCGCCGGGCCAGGTGACGGTCTCGACGACGGTCAGTTCCTCGGCTACGCGTCCGTGTTCGACAACGTCGACTCGTACGGCGATGTCGTCCGCAAGGGCGCGTTCGCGGAGACCCTCACCGAGTGGCAGTCCAAGGGTGACAACATCCCGCTCCTCTGGGGGCACGACATGGCGGACCCCTGGTCGAACATCGGATCCGTCGAAGCAACCGAGGACGATCACGGCCTGCTCGTGAAGGGCACCTTCGACCTCGAGAACCCGAAGGCGCAGCAGGTCTACCGGCTCGTCAAGGGCCGCCGGGTCGGCGACATGTCCTTCGCCTACGACGTCCTCGACTCCGGCCCCACTGAGGTGGATGGCGCGAAGGTGCTCGAGCTCCGCCGGCTCAAGTTGTACGAGGCCTCGATCGTGCCCATCGGCGCGAACCAGGAAACCGAGATCCTTGCCGTCAAGTCGAACGCTGATGCGCTCGCGGACGGCGTGAAGGCTGGCCGCGTCCTCGCGGCCAAGCACATCGACTCCCTGCGCGCCGCGCAGGAAGCCATCGCCGCGGTCATTGCTGCGGCGATGGACAGCGATTCAGAGAAGGCCAGCGGTCAAGCACCGGCCAAGGACGAGGAGCCCGTCGGGGCCAAGTCCGAGGAGCCTCGCGTCAACCCGTCCGCCAAGCACCTGATCGCGGAACTCACGCTACTGGGCCTCGTTGAATCGGGGCAGGAAGGGGTTCACTCGTGAATCTCAAGGAACAGCGTGCGACCGCCCTCACGGCGGCGCAGGCAATCGTCGAGGCCGCCAAGGGCCGCGACATGACCGAGGATGAGACCGCCACGCTCGAGGCGCGCGTCACTGAGGTGAAGGCCCTCGACGGTCGCATCGCAGCCGCAGCCAAGGGCGCGGAACTCATCAACTCCATCGGCGGACTCCGTGCCGACGAGGAGATCCAGAGCCCCAACGACGACGCACCCGCGAAGTCGCTCGGTGAGCACTTCGTGAAGTCCGTCGGGCAGCGCGAGTTCGTGAACCTGAAGCAGCGCGGCGGCTACAGCGTCTCCGCCCCCGAGTACAAGGCCGCCACGGACCCGCAGACCGTCCCGTCGGTGTTCGCACCCGTCCTCACCGAGTTCGATCGCAACATCGTCCGGGCCTACCGGCGCGCATCGGTCGCCGACCTTCTCGGCTCGGGAACGATCGCCGGCAACGCGATCACCTACCCCGTCGAGGGTGCCGTCGAGGGTGCGTTCACCACCGTCGCGGAGGGCGGCCAGAAGCCGCAGCTCCACATCGGTGACCCGACCACCATCACCGACTCGCTGAAGAAGATCGCCGCATGGTGGGACACCTCGGACGAGATGGTCGAGGACCTGCCCTTCTGGGTGTCCGAGGTCAACAACCGGGGCCTGTACCTGCTGAGCATGTTCGAGGAGGCGCAGCTCCTCAACGGAAACGGGACGGGAACGAACCTCACCGGACTCCTCAACCGGTCCGGCATCCAGACGGTCACGCAGGCGTCCACCGGGTTCACCGGTGAAGGCCCGCAGGACGCGATCTTCCGTGGCCTCACCGCGGTCCAGACCGCGACCGGCCTCACCGCGGACGGCATCATCATCAACCCCGCCGACTACCAGACGCTCCGCCTCTCGAAGGACGCGAACGGTCAGTACTTCGGCGGCGGGTTCTTCTCCGGCGAGTACGGCAACGGTGGGGTCACCTTCCAGCCGCCGCTCTGGGGGGTCAACACGGTGGTGTCCGCGGCCGTCCCGGCGAAGACCGTCGTGGTCGGTGCGTTCCAGGCCGCCGCGACCGTCTACCGGAAGGGCGGTGTGCGTGTCGAGTCGACCAACTCCGACCTCGGCAAGTTCACCAAGAACCTGATCACGACCCGCATCGAGGAGCGCATCGCACTCGCGGTGCGGATCCCCACCGCGGTCGTCAAGATCACCCTCTCCTAACACCCCGGGTGGGGCCGGCTCCGGTCGGCCCCACCCACCCCACCCCTCGGAAGGACCCGGCAATGCAGGAGTACGAAGTCGTCATCGGCGGCATCACCCACACGGTCCTCCTCACCCCCGAGGACGCGAAGACCAGCGGTGCGCTGCCGGTCGTCCCGCGCGTCAAGCAGGGCGCGGCGGCCGACAAGGCATACCTGCCCAAAAACAAGGTCGCCGGTGACGCCGCTAGCAACGGTTGAGGAGCTCGCTGCCTACTCCAAGGGGCAGATCGGTGCGGATGACCCGCGCGCGTTCCTCACCCTCAATGGGGTATCGGCTGCGATCCGCCGATACTGCGGGTGGCATGTCGTCCCCGAACAGGACGACGTCCTCACGGTGGACGGCCCCGGCGGGCGGCTCCTGTCGCTGCCGACCCTGAACCTCGTCAGCGTGGCCTCCGTCGTCGAAGACGGCATCGCTCTCGCCCCCACCGACTACAGGTGGTCCTCGGATGGGTCAGTGGTGAAGAACGGCTACTGGTCGCCGGACTTCCGTTCCATCGTCGCCACCATCAAACACGGCTACGACTTCGACGACGCCGCCGATGTCGTCGGGGTGGCACTCGCCGTCGCCACCCGGCAGCTCTCGTCGCCGACCGGCGCAACCCGTGAACAGGCCGGCCAAGTGTCAGTGTCGTGGGCTGTCACCGCCCCCGGCGTCTCGGGTGGCATCGCTCTCCTCGCCCACGAGCGGGACGTCCTCGACCACTTCCGGGTCGTGACCGTCTGATGCTTCCCTCCTTCGCCAACGACACGCTCACAGTTCTCCGCCCCACCACGGCGGAGGACGCACACGGCGAAGGCGTCGCAAACTGGGCGACCGCTTCCGAGACGACCGTCCGCAACTGCTCGGTGCAGCCGGGGCCGTCGCAAGAGTTCCTCGCCAGCCGAGACACCGTCTCCATCGACTACACCGCGTTCGTCCCGCCGAGTTCTGACGTGCGGGCCACGGACCGAATCCGCTACGAGGGCGACACGTACACGGTCGTCGGGCAACCGCTCAAGTGGAATTCACCTCTCGGGTCGCTGTCCCACCTCGTGATCGCGATGCGGAGGTACACCGAAAATGGCTAGCATCCGCGTGGAGCTGAACACCGCAGGTATCCGACAACTCCTGACCTCCGACGATGTCCTGTCGGAAGTGCAGAAACGCGCAGAGGCCATTGCTGCCGCCGCCGGCGGCGCTCCCGACTTCGAGGCCCGCGCTGCGGTAGGCCCCGGCGGTGCCCTTGCCCGCGCGATGGGCTACGCCATCACGGCCTCGATGGATGGCCGAGTCGCCGAGGCTACCAATCGTGTTCTCACCCGATCAGTGGACGCGGGTCGCTGATGGAAGCAATCCAGGAGGCACTCGCCGAGGCGGTGGTCGTCGCGTACCTGAAGGCGGGGTTCGCCGCTCGGTCCGAATCGATCGGCGTCTCCACGTCAGTAAAGGCAGGCGACTGCGTCCGCGTGATCCGCACGGGGGGGACCCTCACCGACATCGTCGTCGGGAACCCACTGGTGACCACGGAGTCCTATTCAGACACCTCAGCCCGCGCGGAGGAAATAGCAGCGCTCACAGGGGCGCTCCTGACCGCTATGGCCGGCACCAT